TCACTGAATCTTCATTTTCCCTAAATGTCTCGGCCCCGTTTTTATGATGAAAACGTCGGGCCATTTCTGTCTTTGGACTTAGAGTAACAAAGGTCTTGACTTCGGGGCTGTTTTCTTTGATGTCTGCCTGTGCTTGTGTGATCAACTCACGACCTGCACCTGCGGCATAGCTCCAAATGGTATAGAACACAGCAGTGGTAGAGTTTACTGCTAGATTGGCTAGATCATCAACATTCTTAGGAATGTCTGCTAGAAACTTAACACAGGTCACAGCCAAAGGACGGTTTTCTTCATCTTTGAGTACATAGACCTTGCCGTGTTCGTCAACTCGAAAGTCCGCAGGAATTTCTGGACGCACAGGATCGTCTTTGAGTAGGCTCAATAGTTCTTCGTTGATGGTGGTGATTTTTTCTAGCATGATGTTAATGATTATATAACATTACTTATCATCTTGTCAATAAAACTAGCAGATAATGTTTTACCAGATAAGTATGCTTATGACAGAACCGAGATTATTCATTACCGGCGATAGCTTTGCCATATTTCCCAAAGATCCTGATCCAGTGAAAAATTGGGGACTGCTCTTAGCTGACCTGTTGGGTCAGGAATTAGGACAGACCCTACAGGTGGTCAATAACAGCCTTATGGGCTGTGCTCAAGATTGGAATTGGCTGAGTCTTCAAAATTGGTACGAACATACAATCACAGAACATGACTATGTGGTCATAGCTCTAACTCATCCTAGCCGTCAGTGGTTCTTTGAAAACAGCCCTGAAATTGCCAATGCTAATCTAATTGATCTAGATCGTTGGGTCACTCGAGAGCAGGCCAAGACCGTAGAGCTGTTTATCAAATACATGCAACGTCCTAGTTTAGATCTAATAGCAGTTCAAAATCGTTTGGCCTATTTGGCCTATATGACTAGACTTAAGGGTCTAAGGCCGCCTGTGATTATGAAATGTTTTACACAGGAATTTGGACAGGCCAATACGTGGCCAGATCTTAAGATTGCTCAGGGTGATCTAATGAACATACAACGTTATGAGTTTGAGGACATAGACATAGATATTCGTTCGGATTTTTGGAAAGGACTAGACAGCAGGTACAATCATCTGTGTAGATCCAATCACACCATCCTAGCTCAAAAGGTCTTTGACACCCTAACCAAAGGCGCAGAGTTAGATCTTACCACAGGGTTTATTCAAGGTCTGCTTAAAAACAATACTCTTGATGACCTAGACTTTGTTCAACGAGAATTGGATTATCCTACGTTTCTAAAAAATCGTGAAAAGCTCAAAAAGAGCCGTGGTCCAATACTGCCGTGGAAAACCAGAGTTAATATCCAAACCGGACAGGATGATGCTTGACACCTGCTGTTAATCTTAGTATAATACATAGACAAGGAGACCACAATGTTTGATTCAATTACAACTTATCGTTCAGCTGAAGCTATCAATAGTGCCATGGCCAGTGTTTATAAACACATGGGTCTAGCAGTATTGACCAGTATGATCGTTTCATTGTTTGTAGGAACCAATCCTGCACTATTGGCCTTTTTCTTTACAGGCTTTATAAAATGGATTGTTATATTTGCACCGCTGGTAGCTATTATTGCTCTTAGTATGAATATGGATTCTATGAGCAAGGGCACAGCACAACTAGCTCTACATGGCTTTGCCGCGCTAATGGGCTTGAGCTTTGCTACTATCTTTGCTGTCTACACTATGGGCAGTATTTTTTCAGCTTTTATGAGTGCCGCAGTATTGTTTGGCGTTATGAGCTTTTATGGTTATTTTACCAAGAAGAGTTTAGATAGCCTAGGCCAGTTTATGTTCATAGGCCTAATTGCCATTATCATTGCTAGTCTAATCAATATCTTTATTGGCAGCACCTTAATGCAAATGGTTATTTCGGCTATTGCTGTTATTATCTTTCTAGGCCTTACTGCCTACGACACACAAAAGATTCGAGAAATGGTCAGCTATGATACAGCGGAAGGCAATGCTGAAATTGTTGGCGCACTAACTCTGTATCTTGATTTTATTAATCTTTTCCTAAATCTTCTACAACTATTTGGCGGTAGAAAAGATTGAACGAATATGTTTTATTCCCTACAATAGTTAGGGAATACGATTTCAGCAAGGACCCAGATTTTCATGTCCTTGCTGATTTTGTTTCTAAACAAAAAACAGAACCACATAGACTAGTAGGCTGGGCAGAAAGCAGTTACGGTGTAGGCCGTAGTCTTTTTGATAATTTTATTCTCAAAGGCATACGACAAAAACTACAGGCCGCTGTTGATGCATATATCATTGAACTTGGTATAGCACCAGTTAAAATAACCAATAGTTGGTTTAATAAACTAGGTCAACATCAACGTGTAGAAACTCATAGACATGAATTAAGTGTTGTGTCAGGAGCATTCTATGTTCATGCAGATCCCGGTAGTGTGGGACTAAAATTATTCAGTCCTTTGGCACAACTTCGTATGTACGAACAGATTGTAAATCACAATGCTGTTAATGCTAATTTTATTGAAATGGAATGTTGTACAGGTCAGCTAATTTTATTTCCTAGCTGGATAGAACACGGAACCGATAATAATCAAACCGATAGTAGAATTACGGTTAGTTTTAATACAGAATATTGTTAGTCTGTTCTAGACTAAGTTCTTGATCTTCTAATTCACGAATCTTTTCAGTAATCTCGTCAATAAGACCTAGGTTACGTAGAATCTTAAAAACTAGATTTTCCACAGACCATTCTCCGGCACGCTCAAGTCCGGCCTTTCTCATAGTAGTAATTTTTTCTTTTACTGCTCTAAGTTTTTCTAGATCCTTAGAAACCATCGCTTCTTCAATGGCTTTCATTATACCATCTTTCTTTGCTTCCACGGCAGCATCGTCTACTTCCGGCTTGACCTTCTTTGGTTCTACCAGCCATTGACCTTTAGCTATGCTATACACTCCTGTGCTGTGGTGCGGCTCATCTTCTCCTTGAACATAACATTCAACTGGAAGACCTTTGATAGTGATAGTGTGTTGTTCTGCCCAAAGTGCCTTTTTGGCGCTGTATAATTCTCGTTCGTCGTCCGTTGGAGAACCTTTGACAATGACATGAAGATCTAGGTCAGAATGTTTAGTCCAGGTATAATTTGCATTAGATCCTGTTATGGTATAATCAACAATATCTAGATCCACTCCAACAAAATCTACAAAGGCTTTGGCAATGTCCATTAGTTTGGCTTCAACTTCTAGATCTAATGAATCACCGTCCCATATTCTAGGATTTAATCTTTTATTGACCGTAACAACAGAAGATGCTGTAAACTCACGTAACTTCATTTAAACTCCAAATCGATTACGTTTTTTTGTTGCAACAGGACTGCTCTTATTGACGTCTTTGGTTTCATGACTACCTGTTGATGTAATTTGTTTTTTAGCACTAGAACTTAAACCAATTTGATTTAATGCATCATCAATAATATCTTTGGTTGTGTTAGTATAACTAATAACAATAGCGTTTTCACCCCAAGGACTTTTTGCTTGAAACGTATCTCTTTTAATAACGTCGTCTTTGGCTTTATTTGCTCGAGCATTTGCTAAAGCAACACCAAATCGGTATTGCTTATATGGGTCTTGATTAGGTAGAGCAGGAATAACAAATGCGCTTGGAATCGCTTCCGCGACATCGTCTTCCATGCCATTCTCTCTAGACTCTTGAATAAATTCTTTAGCTCTCATTAGCAGTTCCAACGTCTACGTGCTTTACAGATTGCCTTATCTGGAGTTTTCGAACAATCAATGTGATGCATTTTCTTTTGACCGGCTGATCTTGAGCAATAGCTCTTACGACGTTTGCTGGCCTTAGAACCTTTTTTAAGTTTACTTGGTTTGGTAGTTACAGCAGTTTTTAATTTGCTGCCTGGATGTTCTCTACGATAAGCATTAACAGCTTTTTTGCTCATGCCATCGGTTTTGTCTTTCTTGTTGACTTTTTGCCAATCTTCTAATACAGGTTGTGTAACTGCAAACACATATAATTCGTCATCAGTTAGAGATTCTAAATCTTCCCATACTAGATCAACATCAACTTGATTATGTTCTGCAATTCTAGAAATGATAGATTCGATTAAATCAAATTCTTGTTCTAGACTTTCATTTTTAGGTTTTTTGCCTTGCTTTTTCATATTGACAGCAATAGCTGCCTGTTGTGCCGGGCTACCTGCTTCATCGACACTTTCGTTAGGAACGCAATTATTAACACGAACACCACCTTTAATTTTGGTGCCCTCTTTGTGCTTGCCTTTCCAACATTTAGCGTCTAAACGTTGTTTTATAGCTTCTGTAATAAATTCTTGTGCTCGCATAGTGTAAATCCGATTAATACACTATTTAGCCCATCTTAGGTGATACTCTACTTCTATTTTAGAATCGTAAAATTCTACTACAAGTGCAAGATTTTCAGCTATTTTTTCAACAACTAATTGACACTTTGTTTTGGGCTGAGCTAAAATCCATTCTAAATGATCTACACCAATCAGCTTTTGTATTTTAGGCCAATCTATATCAATGTTGCCAACAACTTCAATATCTGGGGACGACCACTCTGCTAGAGTAACTTTAGTATGTTTCATCTTCAGAGCTCATCGAATTTAAAATCTCACGCAATTTTGTAGATTCGACATTAGCTCTTACTTTACCCAAACTTGCACCTTGTGTAGGATCTGTAATAACTCCATCACTATCTACGTTCTTTGGTGCTTGTACGGTTGTTCTTGATTTGATAGATTCGATAATACTAGAACTTCCTCTACTTGCCCCTGCGTGTTCTTGTTCGTCTTCTGGTAGATCAGAAATCTTTAAACTTTCTAGATTAAATTCTAAATCTACCTTCATACCAACACCGCTAGAACTACGTGTTTTCATAAGTTGAATTTGATAGCGTCCACGTTCACGCATAGCACGTGATGTAAAAATACCAAACACATTATCTGCGGTTTGAATTTTACTTAAACCACCTGAAATATGTGAATGATCAAATTCTACTTCTTCAACAGCGCCACGATTCAACTGACTCGCAGTTACAAGTATACAATTCTTTTCTACTGCTAGATTACGCAATTCTTCCGATACATATTTGTCTTTAATAAACAAATCTGCTGGACTAATTTTCTTACTCATAGGCATTAATAAGTCTAGATAGTCAACTAACAATACATCAACTTTTCTGCCTGTTTTAATTTCAAATTCTTTTAGATATGCTCTCAGATCGTTTGCAGTTTTACCAGAAGGCATATATTTGATTTGCAATGCTCCAGATTTCTTTCCAATGATCTTAACTTTCATTTCAACATCGTCAAGATCTTTAAAAATTTCTTTTGTTGGAATTCCAGTTGTCATTGCATCAATACGCATAGCAACTAAATCTTCCGAAAGTTCTAATGTTAGGTACACGACGTTAAGTCCTTGCAAACACCAATTAACACCTAAGTTTGCCAAGAACAAAGATTTACCTGCACCCGAACCACCGGCAAAAATATTCAACTCTCCGCGGTTCATTCCACCAAACAATTTACGATCAAGACTTGGCCAACCTGTGCTAATTTGTCCGTTCTTATCTTTAATTTTTAATAAACGAGCTCTCGGGTCTGCAAAATAATCAGTGCCCATATCTTTAGTTAAAGATATTTGAACTGCTTCTTTAATCTTCGTTTCAACCTGACCGTAGTCTTTCTTTTCTAATAAATCTGCTGAGTCAATGATTGCACGTTCAAGCGCCTTGTGCCTAGTAAAAGACTCGAATTCATCCATTAGCCATTCGTTGTGACCTTCTTTTATATCTTCAGGTTTTTTAAGATCTATCCTGCAACTTGCATTAACCATTTCATAGTCAGGCAATACAGCATATTCTTTTGCATACACATTGATAAATTCTGCTGCATCTTGTAACTTTCGATCAAACAATGTGTGATCAAAGATACCTTGACAACGAACAAATACTTCTGCATCTGCAAGCATCAACTCGAGATATAATTTTTGTACTTCGTAATCGTATGTTTTTATCATCTTATAATTTTATAATCTACAACAATGCATCGTCTCGGTGTTGACTTTACCGGATATACACCATGTAAGACACTTCCTGTCATTAAAATACAACGCCCTTCTTTAGGCATTAATGTTTTATAAATCGTTTCCTCACCACCTGCTATTACAGCAAAAATAGAACCCCACGCTGATTCTTTTGGCGGATCTTGCGGTTTATAATGATATAAATTATCAAGATAAATGACCTGCGTAACACAATCGCTATCATGATTATGCATACTTTGCCATCCGTTTTCTTGATAGTCCATATACCACGCAATAGTTGGCTGAATATTTAAATTCAACTCGTGATCAAATAATGTCTTTTTAGTCCATTCAAAAAGTTTTTCCTGAATGTTTTGCCAATTATTATGTGGTTTAAAATTGCCTGAAAATTGCCTATGATAAAATGTTTCTGATAATTTATTATCGCACCAAAGTGGATACTGCCTGGCATTGACTGCTACGGTTTCTTTGCTATATTCTTTTGTTTCATCTAAATCTGTTGTTAATACAAATAGTTCTTTGTAATTGGGATAAAATGAATCAACAAGCCATTGTGTTCCACTAACATATTTCATAACTTTATTATACACGAACCTCTATGTGTTTTACAACCCCAAGGTTAGCATTCCAGACTCGTTGCTTGGTATGATATAATACAGCACCGATACTACTACTAGGATCACCAGGTTGTGGCAGGCTCCAAATATAGTTAAACTTTGGCTCTACTACTGATTTATTTGTTTTACTATTCATCGCGCAACCGCCCATGTATACTAGACAATCAGTACCTGTTAGATCTTTGGCTTTTTTCATAACCATATCAACTTGTTCAGTAAACACTTCTTGAACAGCGGCAGCTATGTGATATTTGTTTTCTTCTGTAACTTCAAACGGCCAATCCCAAATACCTTTATGCATGTTTTTATATGCAGTTACTAAAGTTCCCATATATTCTTTTACAGCAAAATAATATTTGTTAGGATCTCCCTTATCGGAATCTTGTTGTAATAAAAATTCATCTTGAACCGGTTTGTAACCAATAAGTTCTGTGAATGCAGAATAAAATAATCCTAGGCTATTAGGATAATCTTTATGCCAAACTTTTTTAATTTCTCCGTGCTTACCTTCCCAGATACTAGCACATTCCCACTCACCTATAGCATCAAGGACTACAATTGCACAATGATTAAAGGGACTGGTATAATATCCGGCAGCAGCATGGCTAGCATGATGTGGGGTATAATGAATCTTTGCATAGTCGGCTCTAATTTGTCTAATATAATTTGATGGTAATGCAGAAAAATCAAACACTCTATTCCATTGACCTGCATAGGCCTGGCGTGTTTTCTTAACCCAGGGGCGTTCATACCAAAAAATATTATCCGGAGTCCCTACATCAAGAGCCTTCCTGATAGTGCTACTTTCTAGTGTATCAGATTTATCGAATGTGTTCGAAACAAATTCGTTATTTTTAAACACGGCTAGACTCGAGCCGTGATTGAGTGCGTTAATTCCCCAATTAATCATTTGTAGATAAACGGATCACGTTTTCTCAGTTCAGCAAGACGTTTTTTCCATGCCTTGTGTTCTTGATATTTCCTCCAGGGAAATGTAATAAAATCAATTATTGTTTTCAGCATTTTTTAATATCTCTAATTTAGTTTGAAGGTTACGTTTAGCAATTTCAATTTTAATAGGACCTTCTTGTGCTGTTTTAATAGCATCGACAATGACAAATAATTTTCCATATTTTTGTACTGCATCGGCAGTATCTTTTACATCATTGTCCCACGTTGGAAAAGCTACCTTCCATCCTAATTCTTTGGCCTGTTCTATCAAAATTAAACCTGCTTTGTCTTGGTCAGGAATCACAATAACTTCCTTGCCTAGACTATTAATTATCCTACTTTGTTGTTCAGAAACTTCATTAGTGAGAAGTGCAACACCGCCTACAGCTAATGCATCAAATGGTCCTTCGCATACAAATACATATTTGTGATCTTCAGATTGTTCGTCAACATTAAAGACAAAAAACGGATGTTGATCTGATAGATATTTTGGTTTTCCGTCGGTGACTTTTCTGGCAGTATTGCCAACGATTTTTCCTTGATAGAAAAACGGAATAATGACTCGAGTTTCGTAACCGGCAGCAGGACTCCAATAAAAATGATTATCTAATGGATCAAATCCTCTCAAAGATATGTATTCTATAACAGGATCTAACCAAAGAGCAGTCATGTCGTCATACATGTCAAGCCATTTGGCTATTGGCATTGCGCCTTCTGGAAGCTCTTTTTCTGTAAAGTCTACTTTAGGTTGGTATTGTTCAGGCTTGTACTCTTCGCTTTCTGTTTTAAGAGCTTCAAAGATCATTTCTTTAACTATATCATCGCTGGCGCCCATCCATCGAACCAACGTTTTCATTTTTTCGCCAATTGGACTTCCTGGTTGCCATCCGGTGGTAAATTTGCAGTTAAAGCAGTTATAGACTATTCCGTTACCGTCGAAGCGAACGCCTGCCCGTTTACGAGTATCCGGACTATGTCCGCGATGCTGGCAACAAGGTGCGTTGAAACTGAGCCAACCAGAAGGGCTCGGTTTAGTTTTAACAGGAAGCAATCTACGAAATAAGTCTACGACCATAGTCATAAACTTATTATACTATCTGTATAGTATCTTGTCAAATGTTCCTGTATTAGGAATTGCCGGTTTGTGTTTGACTCTTAACCATTTCCATTTTCCTTCAATATTTGAATAGGAAAGATTATTAGTGGTAAAGGTCAGTGTGTCCAATGTGGTCCAGGATGTTGGAGTTCCACCTTCAAACATACTACCTTCTATAGTAACTTCGCCGGAATAATTGGTCATATAAAAAGCAAAGGTATGTGTGCTTTTTGATGTTGATAATTCATAACTAGCGTCAATTAAACTGCTATAATAAATTGGATTTCCGGTGTCACCTGTTACGCTAGGCTGTAATAATAAAAACTTTGTTATTTCAATACTATCTAACGGATCGCCTTGGGCATCTCCTTTAATCTCAATAACAGCTTCGGTGCCGTATTGGCTATCAATGTATACCGGAGTTTTTTTGGCAACGTATTTGGTTGTATCTGCACTATCTAAAGTACGTTCTTCTTTATAGATGCTATATTGATAAAAACCAGGTCGTAAATCATAAAGTTCGCTGGCGGTTAACTCGACATTGAGTTTACCAGACGACAGCGTAACTACGGTACAATCTTTGGATAATACAAGTTCTCGATTTTCACGATTAACAAGATTAAAAACAAATGAATAGTTTTTGTTTGTTAAATCAATTGCTTTTTCGTCTGAATTTCTAACCTGTATATCTATAGGATTATCAATACCGCGATAAATTTTTATATTTCTATTATACACTCTACGATACCTCTCTGTTGTCCAAGATCCGGGAACATTTGTATAGACATCGATTCTATTTGGATATAAATAAACTGGATTTAGTTGCATACACTAGTGAGCCCTTTAGCATATTTAGTATGAGAATAACAGAAAATTTACAACAAAACTTTCCTTTTATAAGTGTTATAAACCACGTAAATCAAGAATACGTGGGTATTATCATTAATCAGGATGCGCAGGTAACCAGCTTTTACGATTACGTAGCATTACGGAGCGAAGAAGAAAAATCTAAGTTTTTAGAGCTTGGAGAAGCATGGTGGTGGGAATCAAATAGACAAATTCCTATCAACATATTCCTAGCTAAAGAAATACAGGTATTTAGATACGCTATTAAAAATTTTGCAACTAAAGATGTAAGGGTAATGTTTGGACCGTGTACTAGTTTAAATGATATTATCACAAAAAGAATTAAGCGTAAATCAATTACACTAGTTAGGCGAAGTACTTAACTAAATCCGTAACTAACACCTTCGCAGATTAGATTCATCTGAACAACAATAGCCATGGCATATGCTGTAGCATGGCTTTTCTTAAAATAGTATTCGTCATTCTCCGGTTTCGTCCATACTTCCGTCATCACCGTAGTCCAATCTTTGCCAATCAGATAACGTTTCGCTGGGCGTATCATTGCTAGAATGGCCGCCAGTTGTTCCACACTCTTTGGCTTCATTTGTCTTAATATAGAACCATGCCCGTTTACGTGAAAGAGTAAGTTGACGAAATCGTCTTGCTCTAAAAGATCCCATAGTGGCTCCGTATTCATTAGTTGGATAAGATGTTCTTCATTACGTACACCTTTGTATATGTGAACATTTAAAAAATCTATCTTAAAATAACCTAAATCCTCTGCCTGATCGTAAGGAATAGAACAAAGTCCAGAAACGGCATCAACAGGAACATCGTGTAGGTATATTCCTGTATTATGTTTGACTAATTTAGTATCTTCAAGTCTACTTGCAGATGTAGTCTTAAAAAATTTAAGAGCCTCGTCTCTGTTAACAAAGTCTATATCGATATCTGGCATTACTGCAACCTAGTGCTTTCAAATAATAATAAAGGTAGTGTGTCTGCTAAGAATTGTGCATATTCTTCGGCATCTTCTTCGTCGTCAAACCCGCTAAATTTAACATAAACATCGGGCGAATCAGAACCAACCACTACCTCAATATCAATGTCATCCCTTGAAATAAATTCCTCGTTTTCTTTAAGTTCTTCTTCTACTATCTCTTCTTTTTGTCGTTTTGGCATTATTGTATCTTCGCCTCCTTGATGACATCTTTAACTAATTCAATATCGGCGGGCAGTGATTTAAAACGTCTAAGCCAGAACTGAGGATCAATAACTGGACCAACTATTTCTAACTGCTCGTCGTTCATGCGTGTAAGCATGTCTTTACCAGACTTGCTATTTAACAATATCCATGGACTAATTAATCCTTCTCGAATATCGTGAGCAGCTCTATTTAAATTAACAAATGCAAAATAATGTTCCCACGGAGCATTGTTTTTTTCACCCCAATCCATCATAGTTGATATAGTTCTTTGAATTGCTCCGTCTGCAGGTTCTTTCTTAATCATCTCGGTGATATAAGTTTCGTACAATTCATCTCTACACCAGTGGTCTAATTTCACCCCACTTCGTAAAACGTAGTCTATAAACATTTCCGGATAAATGGGGGCGGTGTTAACTAAAAAACTTCCAAATTTTACAAATGCTGTGTAATAAGGACTTGATGCAAATTCGTCAAAGGTTTTTTGAACTTTTCCTTTGCTAGACAATTCATAAAATTTCTGAAATGTTAAAAGTCCTGCCTGAACATGTTTTTCATTTTTGGCTAGGTATCGACGTTTTTGTTCACAAATATGCACGGTCAAAGTTTTTTCTTTGACAAATTCCTTACCGCAATGCTCGCATTTAAAATTTGATTGCATTGATTTCTTTTTTATCCCAACCAAGTGACGCACAATATTCCTTAATTTCTTTATCGGTAGATATCATGGCAAGAGTCTCGACATCCGACCATTTCATGTTTGGAAATAAATTTGCTAAAAACTCTTCTTTTTTGTTTTTCTCACGTTTTAAAGGAAGCCATTCGTGAAAATATGTTTTCTTAGTTTCGTGAGAGCATAAACACAAAGACTGCCATAAAAGTTTAGGATGTTTTTGTATTCCTGCCCAATTCTTGTTATAAAATTCATTTACGGTTAATACAAAATGTTCTTGTAATTCTCGATTACTCGATTTTACATTACTAATATAACGTGTAAGATTCCACAAGTCGCCTTTGATTTCTTTACGACCATCTTCTGTAGCAGCATCCCAAAGTTCTTTTAATCCCATGTCCACTGCTGGGATCATATCTTTAAAAAGGTCTACGTGTTTATTCTTGCCCATTATTTTTACTCAGGTAATACAACATTTTAACACGATTAAGCGCCTCGTGTAAAGCAGGATTAGTCTTCGCGGCCTGCCGAATATTGTACCAAAGTTGATTTTCTAAAATGCTTTCTCTTGAAGCACCGCGAACTCTTGACGGATTATCTTCGGGTATCCAGTCCCACCCTATTGGCATTCTTTCTTCAACCGGTGCACCTTTTTCTCGAGCATATACAACACCTTCTTGGCGTTCATAGATATACTCGGCACCTGGTTTAAGACTGCCCATGATTATATCCCACCGTTTCTCTTTCAATGTCGTCATGATCAAATTCTGCCCAATACAATTCAAATGCTACCGTATCTTCAAGGGCTTCAAATTGATGATATTCGCCAGGCATCACTTTAGTAAAATCGCCTGCTTCTAAGATAGTCTCATCGACAAGATCGTAGTTGTTTTTCCAAACACGAATAATAAGTTTACCTGATTCAACAAAAAATCCATTCCACTTATATTTGTGTTTATGCTTTGAACAGACGCCGCCTTTCCGGGCTTCAATACGGTGAAACTCTAATACACCATTGGCTTCAAGGAGTTCTGTTTGACCCCACACTTTACCTGCTTTCATCATAATCCTTTTAAATGACCTTATCGAGTTGAAGTATCTCGCATTGTCTACTTACTTCTTTAACAAAAAATGCACACGGAGGATTATCTCCGTCGTGCAATGGAACCGTGAGCATATGTCCGTTTTTCATTTTAGGAAAATACCAACGAACATCTTGATAGATATTAATAATTTCAATAGGAAAATATTCTGCCTTAAATCCTTTAATAGGATTAAAAATAAGAGCATCAAATCCCCGTTCATTGATGCTAGTTAACGGCAATACTTCTGGATCTAATCCGCAGTCTTTATCCCCTACTACCATACACCAATCCAAAGGCATTTGTACTTCATACCCGCCAATGTTTAATAAAATGGCTGGGCTATTAAATGACTCTAAAAATATTAGAGGCATAAAATAAAAATCTGGTTCGCTAGGGTTAGAATTATCTAATACACTAAATCTCGTATCTTCATCTACCTCTTCTGGTAAATCATTTAAATCAAATGATTTATTGTTTAATGTTAAAATTCTCATGTTGTTACCTTTGTAATTGTGAAAGGATATTTTGCTTCTTTATAATATTTTTTCCTTTCAGTTAAATGCCGTTTGGCATATTTGCATGTAGAGGTAATATCCCAAATCTCTACATGGTCTTTGTCTTCTGCTTTTCTAATGCCTCGTCCAATAGATTGGATAACGCGGACAAAGCTCTTTCCGGGCTCAATAAGAACCAGATTAAAAATCCTTGGAATATTAATACCCACAGCGGCCACACCGTAAGTCGCCACAATAATCTTGTCATCACTTGTTTTAACATCATCGTATTCTTCTTTCCTGTCATCTAATTTAACAGAGCCGTTGATAAAGACCGCACCGGGTAGTAGGTTAATTAACTTGTCTCCTGTGTCAATCCTGTTGACTAAGACAAGTGTATTTCCTGAAGTGGAAATATCTTTAACCTTATTTGCAATCCAACTAATTCTAGTAGGATCGGTAACTAACCATGAATATTCTTCGGCGTAACTTCTGAATACTTCTATGTTGTTAGTTTGTAAAATATTAATATTGAGTTGAGCAAGAACATCTTTTTGTTGTAAATCATAAGCAGATACACGATTAATAACTGGACCTATACTTGCAAGTATGCCTTGAAACTCCCAAGCTTCTTTAGGTATGGTGCCTGTTAATCCCCAACGTATAGCGCAGTTTTTAAAATTTTGAGTCAATAATTTTGTTAAAACATCTGCTTTGGCCTGATGAACTTCGTCAACAATAATAGCCACAACCCCTTCGCAAAATTCTGCAAGGCTAAGACTTTCTTCATCATAGCTTTTTTTGTCTAATACATTAAGACTTTGCCATGTACAGATAGTGTGTGTTCGATTTAATTCTTTTCGATCACCGAAATACACACCAACATCTAAACCTAGGTTTTTGTAGTCTTCTTCAGTCTGGACAACAAGCGATTTGTTCGGAACAATAACCATCGTACGACCATACGGTTCACAAAGATGCGACAACGTCGCTGTAGTAATCGTTTTACCTGCACCTGTTGCTACCTCCTGTAAGGCTTGTTGATTTTCTAAAAATTTATTAACAACATCGTATTGATAATCTCTCAATATGATAGGTTTACCTGCTTCTGGATGACCTTTTGGCCATGTCTTGCCTTTGTCAGCCCAATAGTTTTCATTTATTTGCTTAAAGTCAAACGCATGAGGTTGTCTTAGATCCTCTACATCAATATCAAATCCTGATTCTTCAATAATAGGTAATATAACATCTAAGTGTGCTAGATATCCATTGCCGCCAATACCAAAATATGTTTTAGTACCGTCCCATCTACCTAGTTTGTAAGCGGGCATATGACGTGCATAGGGAAGGTCATACTTGAGTTTGTTTGCTAGCTTTCTTCGAACTTCAACAGGCAAACCGTCAAGTTTAATATTAACCTCATCCTTAATTATTAATTTACAAGTCGACAATATTCCTATCCTTTTGAACAGCTGGTTTTACATCGCTTAGATATAAAACACAATAGTGGTTATCAATCCACGTTTGAGACATATTGCTCATAGGAGGAAAAGATTTGTTCACTACTATAATACTAACATCGTCTTCTTCTTTAATCAACCACTTTGCAGGCTTTTTAAAGATTAGTAATCTACCTTCAGACAAATCTCCACCGAGACCCGAAGCTCTAACCCATTCGTTGAACTTTGGATCTTCGTCGTTCCTACTTCGAAAACAAATTTTTATTTCCTCTTTGCTAACTCCATTGTTAATGGCGGAGATAACAAACGACTCTAACCAACTTTTTAAATGATTATCTTCACTGACTATTAAAATAACTTTTTTCTTTACGGTTTTATACAAATTAAAAAATTTACTAAAATCGTCGGTCCAAAAATAATTTGTATTATATGAGGCTACTCTATGAATAAGATTTTTTGATGTAGACCCGTACAATACATAACCCATACGCTTTGCCAGCATTAGGTCGTGATCTAATTCTTTTAATTTTCTAGAATCAAAATACTCTTGTGCAGACGAAGTTGCGTTTTGTAATACTACTTCATCGTTTACAATTTTGCAGGCTGGAGCATAATACTCTGCGTCGTTCCAAATCTGTTCAACATCTGCTAGTGCATGATTAAATGATTCGTCAATATTAAATCCGTGTCTAATTGCAAATTCATTTACTAAAATTAAATTTAAATCGTAGATGTTATATTTTCTAACTTTATCGTCTGGATTCCAAAGAGATCGATCTTCTCTGTTATTTTTAAGAACTTCTTTTTCAAAAACTTCTTTAAGAGAATAAGGATGTTTTAAGCATAACCAAAGTTTATCATTTTTGTCTTTTTCAACAAAAATGCTTTTAGTCATATCTAAATTTCTAAAAGGATTTTTCCATGTTGCGTTTTGTAATCTAAAATTTAAATTTAATTGTCGTGTACTAAAATGATTTTTATATTTTTCCATTAACTTGATAACATAGTTTGCCTGCGCTTGGGTAAGATTTTTGTTATCTGCAATTAAATTGAAAAAATTTGTCAATACGACAATGTCCTGATTATTCAAGAAATTTGTAGATATAACCGAAGTATAAAATTCGGTAAAGATGTCTTCGAAATATTCATTCGCCGCCATAATAATATTATAGCAGAAATAATTTAAAAATCAAGACTTTTGTAAAATATTTACTAACCTTTTTTGAGGAATTCCGTCAACCATTTCTGATAATAACCACTCGGTATGACAAAGTTTTTTGAACCAGTCGCTCCGTTCAGGAATAATTGGGTTTTCTATATTTTCAAAGTTATTAGAAAGTTCGCCTGCAAGACTTGTTTGATCGCAAATTACAGGTACACCGTTAATTGATGCTTTAACTGCTGGACCACTATTAAAATTTACTACACAATGATAATTATAATCTATATCAAAATCATCGTAGGTATTTGCCACTAATCTTGGATATTGTACCAACACATTTGGAGAATTTACAACTACAGGCGACCGTGGATGTGGCCTTACAACAATTAACCTATCAGTATATTTTCTTATTTCTGCTACGGTATTTTTTACCCAAACAGACATAGACGGTTGACCAACCCACTGGAGGCTTTTTTCATGCTGACTAGCAATTAGTATTTCTTTTCGTCGTAGTGTATTTTCTGGTTTTAATTGAATATTTAATTTTTGTGGTCGTGCTTCGTCAATCTCATCTTGATTTCCAAATTCACCTAGGCCGTTAATATTATTTAAACTAACCCTCCACGTTAATCCTCTAACCAAATTTCCAACTTCAATAATCATCACAGGAATATTAGCTGCTTGGCATTGTTCGTAAACAGATTTATTACTAAACATTCTTCCATGCCAAAGTACGCTCCAGATAACAGCTACATCTTCTTCCTTATCGACAATAGTATGTCCTAATTTTTTTAGTCCAAGTTCAAAGGCATCAAATACAGGCCCACTATTCATGGCTCCATACTTTCTATACAATTTAAATTTCATAGTTTTTTGAATTATAAATAACAGAGTATTTAATTCTAATTCAATGAGTAAATTTGAAAAAACGTTAAGAAAGAAAGTAGGAAAGCCCCAAAATACTATTCTATTGGGATTAGGGCCTAGCGAGATTGAAACAGCATCAAACGTTTTTCAATCTGTATTTGTATTTTCTTCTATAGATCAGTCGTTTAAAAATAGAAACGTAATCTATTTTGAAAACTTTAACGATATGGCCAAATTACCGGAAGTAAATTTTATACTTATTAATCCTGAAAATATTAAAGAAATGCCAAATATTACACCAATATTAAAAAATTCAAAACCGCTGGTTATGATACTTTCAGGGGAATATATACATAAACGTTTTTCAAAGTGGCTAATTGAAGAAATGCATTATGAACTAGTTGAACTCGACACTCATCGTCAACTATGGAAAAAGAAACGATTATTAGGACAATTATGAAAAAGACAGCATTTGTAACAGGAATGACAGGACAAGACGGTCCATATCTTGCTAAACTTCTTCTAGAAAAAGATTATAAAGTATATGGTCTTGTAAAAAGATATTCTAATCCAAATTTAGATAATATCAAATATTTAGGTATTGAAAACGACATTGAGTTGATCACCGGCGATATTACAGACGACGGATGTATCAACCATTTAGTTAAAAGTCTTAAACCAAATGAATTTTATAATCTTGCCGCTCAAAGTTTTGTAGGAGCAAGCTGGGACCTTAATAAATTAACCACTGAAGTTAATGCTGTTGGCCCTTTAAATAATCTTAATGCTATTAAGCAGCATAGTCCAGAAACAAAATATTATCAAGCAAGCACTTCCGAAATGTACGGTAATAGCATTGAAATTTCCGGAGGACACCAAGACGAAACAACACCGTTCTGGCCCCGTAGTCCATACGGAGTTGCAAAATTATATGCTTACTGGATCACCGTAAATTTTAGAGAAAGTTACGGAATTCATGCTTCAAATGGAATATTGTTTAATCACGAAAGTCCTATTCGAGGTAAAGAATTTGTTACAAGAAAAATTACAGATGGCGTAGCAAAAATTAAATGTGGCCTTGCTGACAAAATTACTTTAGGTAATTTAGATTCTAGAAGAGACTGGGGTTTTGCCGGTGATTTTGTTGAAGCTATGTGGTTAATGTTACAACAAGACGAACCGGGCGATTATGTTATTGCCACAGGAGTTCAATACACTATTGGTGATTTATTAGAACGTGCATTTAGATATGCAGGCATCGAAGACTGGGAAAAATATATTGAATCAGATCCAAGATTTAAGAGACCGGCAGAGCTTTATAGCCTTTGTGGAAACCCCGCTAAAGCAGAAAATGTCCTTGGGTGGAAACGTAAAACTAGTTTTGACGATCTAGTTAAAATGATGGTTGAAGCAGATATCAAACGTTATACTAAATGACAACAAAATTTGCAGTAGTCACTACTTTTCATCAGGCTGGGTACGAAAAATACGGTCGAAGGATGATTCAAACCTTTTTAGAATCATGGCCTAAAGATGTAACCTTATATGTGTATCCTGAGAATTGTGCAGTAATTGAAACTGCTCCAAACCTCGTTGTGAGAGATTTACACTCGTCAAGTCCCGAACTAGTTGCATTTAAAGAAAAGTGGAAAAATGACCCAAAAGCCAGAGGGGAAGTAGCCATGGGACCTCCTGGACCTAAGGGAAAGATTCCCGGAATTGGTTTTCGTTGGGATGCTATTAGATTTAGTCATAAAATTTATTCGGTATGTCATGCGGCAGAAAATACCGATGCCGATATACTGCTTTGGATGGATGCTGACATGGTTTGCCATACCACACTTCCGGTGCATTTTTTAGAAAAAATGGCAGGTACTCATGTGGGTTTGGGATTTTTAGGTAGAGAAAATAAATTTACCGAATGTGGATTATATTCGATGAATTTAAGAAATCCTGCTACTCAAGAATTTTTAAAAGAATTTCAAAAGGCCTACGACACTGGCAGAATTTTCACCATGAAAGAGTGGAATGATTGTTGGGTTTTTGACGTTGTTCGAGAAGAAATTAAAAAACTTCATCCTGACTGGTATTGGTACAACTGGAGTAAGGGATTAATCAAAGGAGAAGGCCATCCGCTGGTTAATAGTCCTTGGGGTGCTTATCTCGATCACCTTAAAGGTAACCGAAAAAATACCGGAAAAAGCCTAAAAACAGATTTTATTCGTCAGCGTACTGAAAAATATTGGATTACTCAGTAATTTGATATTCGTGTTTTGAATGCTTGGCTTTGTAATGATCTAAATATTCCCCAAGCACGGTATGCTTCATTGGAGTTTTGTAAGGCTTTTTAAAATCTTTGCATAAATCATTGCCTTTTGCTCCGATTTTTTCAAAAACATAACCATATACATCGTTATCGTAAAATCTTCTTAAATTTTTTGAATCTTGTTCAACAAAGTGTCTACGATACTCATTTCTAAAATTAAAAAAGTTTGGATGTTTTGTGTTTACAGCAGAAAAACCAGTCTCAGGAACAAACCATCTACCAGGAGTTCCGTCTTTAGCTGACAAATATGTAACTCCCATGTGAGTGCTAAGAACATTGTCAGGTAAAACTGATTTTAACAAGTCTAAAGGAAGTTTTTTCTTTGTAATAACATCGGCGTCTAACCAAATAATTCGATCAGCATCGCTGTTAAACATTGCGTGTATAAAACTAAAAGATTTTTTAGCAAATTTTCTTTCTTGACCGCCTATACCTTTAGTATTTTGAAAAATTTCATATGCAGGGTCTAATTCTTTAAAGTCTATTTGTTTAATTCGGTTTATGTTTGGTAATTGAAACTCTTCGACATAGCAAGTCAGTGTTAATTCTTCTGGCCAATATGTTAACCAAGACTCTACAGAGTCTCTTCCGATGAGATTATAATAATATTCGTTGAAACTTGTTATAACTTCTATTTTCATACATACTTTCTCATATGAGACCAACATTCCCCGTTGGTAATTTCTTCAAAGTTCCAATGGAACATAGCCAACCGTTCTACCCATTTTTGTCTGTCTGGTAAATTAGGATTTTCAATGTCAGATAAATTCATATTTGAAATTTCTGCACACTGACTTTTTTCAGGATCGGTGACAAAAATAGGATATCCTTCAATTGCGGCTCCTACGGTTGGACTTGAATTATAATTTACCACAGCCCAGCAATTTTTTAAATCATGTTCTAGTGTTGTGCCTGGTTGTGATAACCTAATATTGTTATTTTTGTGACCAAGTTTTTTTATCAAGTTTTGAGGACTTAAATAATCTTTTGAGCCTTTGTCACCTGGATGTGCTCTTAATACAATTTCTCTATCAGTGTATTTTCTAATCTCTTTTAAGGTTGCTGCGGTCCATTCTACCACATCATATCCACCCATCGACCATCCGCCATTTCGTTGTAAACAAAATAAAATGTGATTTCCTGTAGTGCGATAGTCTTTTAAAGATAAATTTAAATTTTTAGAAAGAGTTATCCAACGTTGAGGATCAATTTCTTTATCGCAATACTCTCCTGTATTAGGAAATATTCCGTTAAAACTATATCTTAAATAATGTTTAGGATTTGTATTATCTTTATATAAAAATAAATTACTATCTGCCAATAAAACTTTTTTATTTGCATTAAGTTGATAATCAATGATTTTTCTTCTAAATTCTAAATGTGCAGTTCCTTTAGATCCTGCATGAACCCATCCTATGCTCATACCTACGTCAGCAGGAACAACTCGCATGTCGGTCACAAGTTCAACTTCGTCACCGTATTTTTGAACCCCAGTGGCATATAATTTTAAAATTTCTCCTTTTTCAACATTTTTGTTGTTAGGAGGAATACAAGCTAGGTATGCTGCAAATTTCATTTATTAGTATTTTTAATTAAAAGTTCTTTATTTAGAATACCAATGTGATGATGAAAATATTCATTCAACGGGCTGTACTTAATGGAAAATTCATTTTTTCGTTCATCGGCGCCATTGAGTTGCCACTTATCTGCTGTATCGCAATAAGAACCAATTCCATATTTTCCTATTAAAGACCCTAGCATATGATTATCGTATATTTGCCTTTGTTGATAAATTTGTCCATTATACCAACCAGTAGAATATTCTCTAATAAATGCCGGAAATGCTTCGTGTTTTGTATTAAACGCAACAATTCCAGTTTCTAAATCTAACCCCGTACCAGGAATTAATGTTGCACATACTCGAGCGCCGGGGCTCAGTAATTCTTTTGCTTTTGAGAAAGATAAGGGACGTTTAACAGAAATATCAGCGTCTAACCAAACTACAAGACCACCAAATTTTCTTGCTGCCCATACCTGTACACGACTCTTTTTCCAGAATCTATCTGCTTTAGTTCCTCCCATTGCTTCTTGAACCCAAGGGTCCTGTGTATTAGCAACATCTTTCCAGAACATAAAATTTTTACCAAATCCTAGATCTACAGGTTTGTCATCCCAAACAAAAACAACATCGCCCGGTAATGTATTTCTCCAAGATGCAAGTGTAATACTACCTACTTCGTTAAAATAATCTCTAGAAAGACTAGTAACAAACGTCAATGGAGGACGAGGCTTAGAACCAAATTCTAATCCCAACTCATTAGCATAATCAATTAAGTATTGATACCATACATTTTTATATAAACAATCCATGTAATGGGGGAACCAAGGTCCGCCCTCAGTCCAGTGGTATGCAACAGGCTTTCCGTCTTTTGTTTCATCATTCCATCCGACAAGAAAATTATATTTTGTTGAAACAGAACCAATCTCGTGATCCTGTAACCATTGGAACCTATGTAAAAATTGTCCTGTTTGAGAATTTACCACCTCTGGTGTTAATGCTCTGTTTGATGGATGCTCACAATTCCATAAAATCATCGAACTCCAGTTCTTTCTTGGATACTGGGCCTGTTGTTTGTTGTCCATCTTTACGGTATTTGTTGGTTGATGATTATGTTGAACAACCATTACAGCATATTTTGGATCTGCTTGAGCAAATAATTCTGATATGTTACCGTCCCAAACAAAATCACAATCGCAGAATAAAGCCCAACCTTTGTATTTTTGTAAAGATGGCACTAAAAATCTAGTAAATGTAAATTCGGTGCTTCCTAAAGAATCGACATCTCTTGTATATAGACCGTCTCGTCTTAATTGGTCCTGTTTTAAAGGCTTAACAATAGCATCAGGTGTATTTTTATAGATTGAAAATTCGCATACCTTATATGCAATATCTTCTCTAGAATCGTAACCGATATAAACAGGTAAAAAATCAAAATTCATTTAACATTCTCCAGGCTGCGCCATTTTTTAATTCATCAATGTGATATTGTCCGTAGGCTAAATGGCAAGCCCATGCATATACTTTATCTTTGTCGGGATAGTACGGAGTTTCGATTTGACTCAAATCTTGTGATGCAACAGGAGAAGCTGCATGTGTAGGTGCTAGCGTAAATGCAGGATATCCGTATAAAATTGCTTCGGTTGCTGAATTTGAATTATATGTAACTAACGCATGAACATCGTCATCAAGTGCTTCTTTTAACGTATTTGTAAGTACACGATCTGTTCTGCTTTTAACTCGTTGGCGTACAACAATTTCTCTATCTGTATATTGTTTAAGAGTATAGATAGTATCGTTGATCCATTCTTCTAAATCAATATTATAAAACTTACAAGGTTTTTCATCAGGGGCTGCAATAAGAATTTTTTTGCCGCCTTTTTTCCAATTGTGAATAGGAATTCCTAATTTTCTAAATCTATCGTCTGGCCTTTGAATTATAGTATTTCCGTGTTGTATATCGTTTTTAACAATCCTATGCCAATATTTCCAACCCATGGGATTTAATGCACTTTTTTGATTACCCATATATCCGGTATCCATAAAATAAAAATCTCTATTATCAAACCAACAACGTTGCATGATTTTTTTCTTAAGAATACCTCTAAGGACAATGGGGTCTCTGCTGTGCTCATATATAAAATCATCTGTGTTTATCACTCGACCATTAGCGCCAAGTGCAAACATGTTGATATATTCATCTTGTCCGTCTTTACTAAGAAAGATCCAATTGGTCATCTGTTTCATTGTCTTTCTATATCATCTTCAATGCATTGTTCACCGTATTGAATTTCAACAACTTTCACAGGAACATCAAACGGATTAGTAAGTTGATGCCACTCGTTAACTGGTACTTTGTACTCAACGTGCTTTCTTAAATGAACGCTAGGCATAGCGTAACCGCTGTTCATTAGTCTGTTTACTTCTGCTTCACCGTCGCTGACTATCCAGTATTCTGCTCTTAATTTATGTCGTTGCATACTTAATTTTTTTCCAGGATCAACGGTTAGTTCTTTTACTTTCATTCCTGGTACTTCGTGCAAGACACGATAATATCCCCACGGACGTTCGGTCTTTGGTGCTTTCCATTCTTGTAAAATCCATGAGCTAGAATTCATCTTATGTTCGCCGCCAACTCCAAATACAAATTCTAAATTATCGTCTTTAATATCCATTTCGGGAATATTAGCATTTGTTCTATCACCGCCGTTAGCAAATATAATTTTATCGTTGGGATAAATTTCACGAACTTTTCTAATAGCATCTTTAGCTGAACCGTCGTCGTCGTTAAAATTAATAACTCGAGATACATTTGTTAAAGCGCCTAATATGCTTGAACGTTCTTCCCAAGGCATAAATTCTTGACCTTTTTTTCTTCTTAACCATGCATCGGAATTTGCACCAACAACTAGAACATCACCTAATTTTTTAGCTTCATTAATATAAGCAATATGGCCAGAATGAATAGGATCAAATCCTCCAGTAACTAACACTATATTTTTCATTTTAGTCCTTTCAAAATAGTTTCTAGTAATAGTAAATCGTTGTCATTAACAAAATGATTGTTTCCAATATAAACACCAACATCGTGTAATATGTCGGCATTATGAGGGCTGTCTGTTTCAATATTATATTTTTTTAAAAATGGATGTTTTAATAAATTTCCACTTACTACAGGCCGATATTCGATGCCGTGTTTTTTAAATTCGTCTAATAGTGTTATATATGTTTCTTTACTTTTACAAATAAAAGGAAAACAGAAACTACTATTAGTTTCATCTTCTTTAGGAAAAAAGAATTTATCAGGATATTGTTTAATAATTTTTAAATATTTTTTAAAATTTTCTTTACGGATATGAATCATGCTATCCAATCTTTTTAGTTGTGACATACCTAAAATTGCAGGTAACTCATGATTTCTAAAATTATATCCGTCTGTCATAAACAGAAAACTAGGAGGCAAGTTTGGATATTCATCTTGATATTTTTTAAAATATTCGGGAGATCCTTCTCTAGCTAGACCGTGACTTCTTTTTAATCTCATCAATTCATATAATTCTTGATTGTTTGTGGAAATCATTCCTCCCTCAACGGTAGTCATGTGATGGCCGAAATAAAAGCTAAAAGTTGCCCCTAAAGAATCTGAACCTCTTTTTTTGTTATTAGGATCGCAAACACCGTGTGATTCGCAAATGTCTTCTAGTATGAGCGCATCTGGAAATATTTCTTTGTATTTTTCTATTTCAGCATCTAAGCCCAACAGATGTGTGACAAATATTATTTTAATGTCTTTATGTTTATTTTTTAATTTTTTTAACTTTTCAACATCGTAACTAAAAGTTGATAAATCAATATCTGCAAAGATTGGTTTAAATCCAGTTTGAATTACTGGGGCAACGTTTGTGACCCATGTACACGCAGGAACTAAAACTTTATCCCCGTCTTTAAAATTATATAACTCTTTAATAGCAGATAATAATAATAAATTTGCTGTGCTGCCAGACGAAACAAATAAAGAATATTTAGAACCTAACCATTCATTCCACTGAGCCTCAAATAATTTTACTTTTTCTCCGTTAGTGAATTTTTTTGAAGTTAAAATGAACTTGATCATTTTAAATTTGTCTGGCCAAGTAATTGTATCTTTCATTAAAGGCCATTTTAGTATTGGTGGTTTATTGATCATGGTAACAAATTGCCGTATGGTTTATATAAATTTCCGAGTAGCCGCGAAGATGAAATTCTTCGCAAATAATTGAAGTATCGCAATCAAATTTTTTAAATCTTTCATTAAACCAGCCGTACCGTGCACCGTCCTGAAATGGTTTTGCATCAAATAAGCATACTCCGTTACATGTTGAATAATATTTTCCAAAAGGAGTAATATCCCAATCTTTATGTAATTTTCCTCTGTCTTCGTCGGCGTGTCTTCGTGTAGCCCAAACATCATATAATTTTCCGTTTGTTCCTTTTGAAACCATTGATACAATATCAACTTTTGTTAAATTATATGTTTCTTGAAAATTTAAAATTTTTTCAACATCTTGTAGATCAAATCTCATATCGGATTCAATATCTAATATATGATCTACATTGTTAAGAAAATTTTTTGCTTCGATTGCTTTATTTCTTGCTGCTGCTAAATTTTTTACACGCTGTTCATCTTTAACAGAATGAAAAAATTCTGTTCCTATATTTTCGCAGATAATAGAAAAATCTTTAGCGAAGGACCAATCTAAATTATTCAATTTAATTTTGGTATCATCAGTTGAATCGTTTTCATACAAAGAAATATAAAAATTATAATTAGGAAAATGCTCAACTATTGATTTTATTTGAGAATAATATTGTTCTATTTTTTGACTAGAATTTCTAAAAATAGTGTATATCAAAATGTTTTTCATGAACTATTTATAAAATAAATATTTGGCATTTTAAGGATTAGAATATGTGGGTATTAGCAAGTCGCGGAAGACCAAAGAACCTAAAACGGTTTATTAAATGCTGGAAAGAAACTAAAGGATCAACTCCAGTTTATATTAGATTAGATGAATGCGATCCAGAAATTGAAAATTATAAAAAATTAAATTATCCAAAAGAATTTCATGTTGTAATAGAATCTCGAGCCAGGTTAGGACGGGCAATGAACGAGATGGTTGAAAGGTATCCAAACGAACCGTGGTATGGATTACTAGCAGACGATTTAATCCCACAAACTCAAAATTGGGATCAAAAACTTGTAATTGCTGCTTCTAATAATTTTATATCTCAATGTAATGATTTAACAAGAAAGCCACAAAACTGCTGTCATCCTTGTATAGGGGGAGATTTGATAAGAAAAATTGGATGGTTTGCTTTACCTGTATGCACCCATTATTGTGTTGAACTTCCTTGGAAAGAGCTTACTAAAAGAAATCCAGAAATTTTAAAATATCTTTCAGATGTAGTTGTTGAACATGCGCATTATCGATTTGACAAAGCTGAATTGGACAACACATACAAAGAGTTAAAAACTTTAAAACATCCTGACCACGAAATTTGGGATCAATGGAAATTACAACATCTTGACGAATTTTGTATCAAGGCGTTGAGCTAAAAAACAACTCAATATTTCTATCTTTATTATTGATGTTGTTAACTTGTTTTAATAATTCTAAATCAATTCCTAGACTAGACGCTTCTGTTTGAATAGCACTAATATCTTTTGGAAAGCATATGCCACCCCAACCAAATTTTCCATCTGGTCCGGGAACATTTAAATGTGTATAACCAATTCGATCATCATAAATGGTTAGATCTTTTAACGATTCAAAACTTACATTCTCTGCCTTTGCTAACTTATAAAATTCATTCATAAATGTTACCTTAGTGGCAAGGTACGCATTCATCATATACTTGTATAAGGCAGCAGACTTAATATCAGTAACTAAAAATTGCCTGTGGACTAGAGGAACACCTGATCGAATAACATCTCTAGCAGTAACACATAATTCTCCGTTACCGCCTAGAATAAAATATCTACTATTTTGATAATCGGCGCTAGCATTAGCCGCAGTTAAAAATTCTGGGCAATGAATTATTGAAGGATATTCTTTTAAAAGTTGATTGTATATGCTAGGAGTTGCTGTCGATTTGCATATTAACGGTATTTTTTCGCTAATGCCTGCATTATATAATTCTTTTAAAACCTGTTCAAGAATAGAGGCATCACAACTACCATTGTCTAAAGCTGGAGTTGGAACACAAATAAAGATTCCGTCGCAATCTAAGAATTTTTCATAGTCGGCACTATCTTCAAATTTTGGATCTCGAACTACTCTTTCATCATTACGATGTGCCCAATAAATTGCTTCTCCAACAAAACCTAGACCAATAATTCCTATTTTCATAGAGTAGCATCTTCCAGGCCAGCTGTTCTTAATTTAACAATGTTAGATAATTGCCATTGCTTGATGTCAAGACCTTTAATGATACCTAACCATTTGTTACGTAGCAAAGCAAAGTCATTGATAATTTTTTCAAAGTCTACAACGTCGGCTTCGCCCTCTACAAATTTTTCACAATCTCTAGAGGACAAAGCACGTTGATAGTTTTCAAGGTACTTACGAAAATGTTGACTTCGAAGTCTACGAAGTTCAATATTAAGATATTCGAGAATTGCTTCAATTTCTTGAAGCTGATTGAATCGATTTTCAACAATGCCGGGCATACTGGCAGCGGCCTTTTCAATATTTCCCGCTATGCGAGCATCATTCTTTGCTGCCAATAATTCAGCCTCATAGTATGCCACTGCATCAGGGATATTTGAGATGTCCTTTGAAACTCGATCATACCAATTCATTTAATCCTCATCTTCGTAATATTCATCTTCTTCTTCGATCTCTTCGCCATCAATAGCATATTCAATAGCTGTGTCTAAATATGGATCTACGCCTAGTAGACTATCTAAAACACTTTCTTTAATACCATAATCTAACAATGTGTTAACAAAGTCAGCGGCAACGTCTTTGCGTTGTTTTTCAGGAATATGCTCTACAACAATTGACCATAAATCTGCAATTAAATCTTCTTTCATTCTACGCTCTCCGGTTGGGATTCAATATTTGTAGTTATCTCAGAAACGGATTTTTCACCGTTTTTGATGATGTCGGACATAATTGCATCTAGCCCACCGTTTTCGTTTCTTTCCCAAGCCTTGCGGAATTGTTTGATAATTTCGCCATCGGCTGTTGTGTATACAAGGCTATTTCCTTCTTTCTTTAGAAGACCTTTTTCTTCTGCCAGATCTACCATTCCGCTATACGGATTCATACCTGTTTCATAAGGAATCTTTACCTGTACACTTTCAAAAGGTTTTGCATAACGTGTTTTCATAATCTTACAAGCTGCACGAATACCTTTAACTTCTGAAATCTTGTTGCCGTCTTCGTCTTCTTTCAACTTTAACTTACGCATAGCAACAACAATAGAGCTTGCGTAGATAAAACCTTGTCCTCCACTGATTTTGTCATCTGGATCAAACATATCTTGACTTGCGTATGTGTGGTTAGTAGCAACTAAACCAATGTTTAAACTACCAAACATATTAACACAATTACGAACAAGTGCTGTAAGTGCTTTAGGTTTACGGCCCATGTCGCCTTTTAAATCGCCTGCTTCGAACTGATTAACATCTGTAGGAGTTAACAACATACCTAGTGAATCAAGTACAAACAGAACCTTAGGACGGCTATCTTCAGGCATTGCTTTATATTCAGCAACAAATTCTGTAATAGTTTTTGCTACATCGTCAATCATTGCCATATTAAGTTTAAGCAACTTATCTTCGCTAGTATCAACACCAAGTGCTTTTAACCAATCTTCATCGAGAGCATTTTCTGTATCGATTAGGATTGGATAAATTCCTTGTGCCTGTGCTGCCTTAATAAGGTTACCTGAACAGATATATGATTTACCTGCGCCAGATTCACCGGCGAATACCGTAACTTTACCTAGCGGTACACCTTTATTAAAATCACCGCTAATCAAATAATTGAGAGCGTAGTTACCTGTTGAGATCCAATCAGTAGGATCATTAAAGCCAATTGACAAGCCTTCAATAGACTTTGTAATTGACTTTCTAAATTTAGAAATATCAAATGCTTTTGCCATATTATGTTCCCTGTAGTGGTAAGAGAGTGCGGGTATTGCCCACACTCTTTACTTTATTATTATTGACTTTGACGAGCGCGAATCTTGGCAAGAATGTCTTGCGCACGACTAGCACCTTCTGCTGCCGGAGCACTTGCTACAGGAGTAGACTGAGCTGCCGGAGCACTTGCTACAGGAGTAGGTTCTTCGTCAACTTCTTCAGCAGGAGCACTTGAGCGAGCTTTGTTAGGATCGCCTGTTGCAGCACCCATGCCTGCTGGTTTGAAGTATTGACCCCAACGGTCCATGTCATATGCTTCGCCATTAACTGATGCTTCAAACATTTCTTTCATAACCTTAAGCTCAACATCGGTTGGCTTCTTAGGCAAGAAGTCTGACAAGTTAAACAAACCATGGGTATCAACTGCGGATTTTTCTGCATCGGTTAGAGCACGTTCACGACGGCTCCACTTACTTGTAGAATAATCAGCAAAACCACCTTTGCTTGTTTTTGCGATACGGAAATCTACACCGCGGAGGTAATCAGTTGGTAGTTCTTCCAACTCTGGGTCCATTAGTGCTGAACGAATGATTTGATAGATTTGAGGACCGATGATGAATCTGCGAATTGGATTCTCTGGTGTTTTTTCTTCTTTGAGAGCATCTTCAACAACAAAGCCTTGGAAGATATATGAACGCTTTTTCCAATATTTACGACCCATATCCTCTAATGATTTGTCTTTAAACCAACCACGCACTTCTGAAAGGATTGGACATACGGAACCATCGTTATACATTTCAACACAGGGAACCTGTACTTGAACTTTACGTGAATCGGTTTCGCCTTTAATTCCTGCGAATTCCAATTTGATCATTGCACGTTCAACCCAGAAAAATGTGTTGTTAGAATTGCCATCTGGTAGGAAACGAACTACGGCTTCCTTGCCTTCTTGCATGTTCCAATGTGGGTAAATTGCGTTGTCGCCGCCGCTTGATGTTTGTCCTGTGGACTTTGATTGTGCTTCTTGAAGTTTAGCACGAATTTCTGCTAATGTTGCCATTTTATAGCCTCCTTATGCCTTTAATGTAAATGACTTTATGCCTATCGCATAACAACTATTATGCGCTTTTTATTTAGCAAGATCAAGTCCTTTCTAAAAATTTATTTCACCAAAAAAAATCCACTCTATGAGTGGATTTGGTGATAACGAATCATAGCCGCTGTTCTTGCTAAAAATAATTTCCACCGGATTTCTTCAGTAATTAAACCTTCAGGATCATCCGGTGTTGGGTCTGTTTGAATTCTTTGTAGATCTTTTCTTCGATAAGATGTAATGATATCGTCAACTTCAATAATGTTATCTTCGCTGTCATCTGCAAATAAAACAATTTTGTGAGGATTGCCTGTAAAAATTTTAGGTTTTTGTATTTTGATAGATCTTGCAAGGACCGGTCCTTTTTTGATCGCAATCTGAGCTGGTGACTCTATAGTTGTAGGTCTCCCAAAGAGTTCTTTCCCATTGAGACTCGTATTTGCCTGGCTTGTCCCAATTAAACTCATCGCAGCTAAGATTACTGCTAACCTTTTCATTTCTAGTCCTCATTAACATTATTGACAAGTCCTTGTAAGTGTTACACTACCGTCTGGATTGCGCACTTCAGTCCAAGGACTACATACTTGTTGTTGCGTATAAACGGGCGGTTGTTGAATAACCGCTGGCGGTTGTTGAACAACTACAGGACGAGTTGCGGCATATACCACAGCACCTCCAACTACAGCTGGAACTACCCAATTCCAACCTCTCCCATGATGCATATGGTGTCCGCCATGATAGCCATGATGTGGACCTGCTTGCGCACCAAAAGCAGATAAACCAATTAAACCTGCAATTAAGAGTTTTTTCATAAAACCCTCCTTGATATTATAGTAACGCCCCAATGCCAACTTTCGTTGACAAGGGGCAACTAAAATTACTTCTTAGCTTCTTCTTTCTTAGCAGGAGCTTTTGGAGCTTCCTTAGCAGCAGGTGCTGGCGCAGATGCAGCTGGTTTGGCTTCTGCTTTCTTTTCTTCTTTCTTAGGTGCATCTGCAGCGAAAGCGGATACTGCAAATAATGATGCTACTAAAGTTGCTACTAGTTTCATAGTAATTTCCTTTTTAAAAGCACAGACAATCAGTGCCTGTGTAATATTATAACGCATTAATAGGACCGAACGTTGACTAAAAAGTTTAAATTATTTTGCCCAAAAGAAAGGGCACCTAAGTGCCCTAACTATTGTATTTTCTTTTTATTATAGGCCTGCTAATTCTCTAACTCTTGCCAATTCTGCTAATTCAGGATTTTGTTCTGTTGATTGTTGTGGTGCCATTCTTTCTACAAATTTACGAGCAACTTGTTCTGCCTGCTCACCAAACTTCTTGCCTACCATTGTGCAAACACCCTCTGGGCCTTTAGGGAATGTATTAGATTCCTTATCATAGAAACTTGTGATAAACTCTGCAAGTTCTTGAACATTAATTGCTGTACGCTCTTTTCCTTGCTCATTGTCGTCACTGGCCATTTGAGGTTCGTCTTCGGGTGCTTCTTCGCCTCCTGCTTCGGGTTCTTCTTCTGAGTAGTCACCAAAATCTAATTGGCCGACTACATCTGGTGCGTTTTGTTCTAACCAATCTTTAACCAACCCTCTGCAACATGCCTCTGGATCTTCTTTTGCCTTATCTTTAATGGCTTGGTCAAGTTTAGGATCTTCAATGATGCCTTTTAAACTTTCAATGGCATTGCTACCATCTACACCTGCTGGAAAATGTTGTCCAACTAATTCTTGTAATTCTTTAATCGCTGCGTCTTTTTGATCGGGATCTTGAATAGGGCTTGCTTCACCTAATTGATAAACCCAGTTTTCAAATTTTTCAAATGGATCATAATTTTCCATTTCAAATGTTTCTTCTTCGACAGCGGCATTGTTGGTCATTGCGACTATGTCGTCGTAGCCTATCGTGTTTCCTTCTTTCATTAGTCTATATAAGACCGGAAATACATTAGCAATGTCTTCTTTAAAATTTCTAACGGTAAATTTTTCTTTAAAATCTTCTACAACGTCTTGTGGTATTTCTTCACTATCGTATGCCTGGAAATTTTCTCTATATGCTTCGTAATGACTTTGTTTAGATAGTGCCTTAATTTGTTCACGTAGTCTATTTAGAGCCTCTCCGCTTCTTTCAACAATATTGTTTGTATCTGAATTCATTAAATCATTACGAACAACATAGTTGCTAAAACTTTTTAGTTGAGCAATTTCTTCGCTCATTTGTACAATTGATTTACCAATATCGTCGTATGGTACACCGCCATTAGCCACGTGACGTTGCATAGCACGAGCTCCTGCTAAATGAATGAAAGGATATTTAAATCTTTCACCGTCTTGGTTTTCAACAAATAATGCTGAAATATTACGTGTTCTAGCACCTGGTGCTTGATCGTCTGTTAATGCTTGACTATGTTTAATAATCAAACGTGTATCCATTAGTTTTTGATAGCTTACGGTCTTAGATCCGTACATTGTGCTTTCAGTAACATTCATTGTGCTTTCTCCGACTGGTGTTGGTTGTGTTGTAACCGCAGGTTCTGGTGAATTATGGCGGCTTAAAAATGCATAATCTCGTTTATCTAAATTGTCTTTAGTAATGTCACGAGTATCAAACGCCATTAACCTACGTTTAGCAAATAATCTTAATTCTCTTAAAAATCCAAACCAATTCTTCTTTTGAAGATCGTTCATTGATTCAGTAATTCCTGTACTGAAATATACCTTCATAGAGTTTGGTTCAGCTAGGCTGATGCTAACATGGCCTACAGGTGTTTCACCTTCCATGTAATCAAAATCAAAAAATCTTGCTTCTTCTGGGTTTATTGTAATTTCGCTGGTTTCTGAACCTAGCTTTAACCCTTTAAAGCGGCTTCTAATTTTATAAAATAAATCTGTAGCAATATTGTTTGTAGCGTCCATTCTGTATTTATCACATAAAGCCCGATACAAAGATCGGCATAGGCATTTGGTCTTCTGATAATTTATCAGTCATTTTTTCGTATACTTTAGGGTCCCAGTCCGCTAGTATGCTAGACATGCGAATTATTAACAATAATGCAGCCACTAAGTCGTCGTGTTCCCCAGATTTAGCTTTAAATCCAATTCCAGTAGCAACGAATGTTTTTAACTCTGAAATTAAAGGTTTTGAACATAACTTCATTTTATGAGTTTCAATCATGTGTTTAAGTTGGCTACATGCAGAAATTTTTGTCTTATGTGTAGTATTAAACCCTTTGCGGAATTTACGCACATGTCCTTTACGTATAGGCTCACTCAAGAATAATCCGGGGAAATTTTCCTCGCCAATATTTTGAATACAAATTAAAGCAGCTTCACCTAAAGTGTTATTTTCAACACTATAATAAATTTGAGGATGACCGCCTTTTAATTCTCCCTGATCCTGGATATAAGAACAAATTTCTCTTAATATTTTTACTTGACTTTGTACTGGAGTTAAATTATGATACCATTCTGCTACTTGATCCATATGGGGCATTTCAAATACTTGAATAGCACCATTGTCACCGCCTGTTCCTAAACTAGGATCTAATGCTACAAGATATGTTGCTTGCGGATTAATCTCTTTGTACCATCGTGTTTGTCCCATAGATAACATAGGCTCAGTACCTTTTAATTCAGCAAGTTTAACTGAGTTAATTAACGTTTCGTCAAAGATCAAGAATTCACATTCAAATTCACGACGGAAACGTTCTTCTCCAATTTTTGCACGTTCTAATCTTGCCCATTCGTCATCTCGGTCTGGATGTTCGCTCCAGTGGGCAAAATAACTATGAAATCCGTTAACTCCTAATTTTTGTTCATTGCCAAATTCGTCAAATCTTTTGTTTGCTTCGGTCCAAATTAACGCAAACTGATCTTCGTCTGAGTTAGGTGTTGATGTAATGATACACTTACCGCCTGTTGCTAGTGTAGGCGATAGGGCAGTCCAGAATTCTTTAGCTTTCTCGGGAGGTTGCACAAACGCAAACTCATCACAATAAATCAATGATAGAGATTTACCACGACCAGTATTTTCTGTAGTTGTGGTTGCTTGTATACGAGCACCGTTATCGTATTCGATTGTATTTCTATTGTATGAATAAACACCTGCACGTATAAAATCTGGAAGGTTTTCGTAACCATAACGGTAACGATCCATAATATCTTTTGCACCTTCGTATTTGTGTGCGGCAATAAGAACTTGACAATCAGGTACAAACATTGTGTACCAGAGTAAGTAAGCAACGGCACATGTGGTCTTACCCATCTGACGAGGCAACATAGCAATACATTGTTTGTTGCCGTGATAGGCTTCAATTAACCGTTCTTGGTATTCGTACGGTTCAAAGGGAATACTACCTCGAACAGGATGTTGAATTTTAATAAAATTTTTAGCGAAATAAAGAGGACCTGTAACAGGATCCATACACGCTTCGAGATGTTTAACTTCTTCAAGTGTGTATCGTTGCTGTTTATGCGCCTTCTTAATTAATACGCCATCTAATGATTTTGCCATACTATTATTTACTGAAAAAAATAGGGCCTTGCGGCCCTATTTGACTATATTTGTAGATTAAGCAACGGTAAAACTTGTACCTAATGTAACGTCAGTTCCACGAACATCGACGCCGTTTGCACCTACTGAAGAACCCAAATTACGAATTCTAGTTTGTAGTTCGCTAGCATCGTTGATGTTTTTATCCATTACAACATAAATTAACCCTGTAGCAGCATCTACGGTAAAGTAAGCCATAGGATTTAATTCTTTAACAATAACTTCTACTACTTCGTCAACTGCGTCATCTTCTGCGCGAAGATCAATGTTAGAGTTGCTGTTATTTTGAACTTGAATCTTAAACAAGTTGCAATTAGGAGAATACAATGTACCTACGGTTGCCTGTAAGCCATTAGTTCTTGTTACGCTTGCCATTATTTCGCTCCTTTAGCTTCTGCTAATCGTTGCATTAGTTCTGCACGAATTTGAGATCTTAAATCGCCCTCAAATTTTTGTTTTTGCATTGGGTTATCGCCACCAGCAACTTTAGGATATGTTCCTTTTGATTTGTTTAAATCGTTGCCGTCGTGTGTTGAAAATGATGCATCTTTAGTTTCTGGCTCTGAACTTCCAACTGAATTACCAAATGCCTCATCTTCTTTATCTTCGTCGTCGTCTTTTTCTTCTTTGTCGTCCATTTCTTCTGGTTCAGGTTTTTCGCCTTCTGGACCTTCATGTTCAGGACTACCGTCTGGGCCGGGACCTTCTTTTTCTTTATCACCGTCAATATCGATATCGATAACTTTTGGTTCGTCACCACCGCCGCCAAGGCCAGGTAATCCCGGAGGATTCATTTTGTCATCACCTGGTTTATCAAAGTCAGGTAACATTTTTAGTGGGGGTAATTCTGGTTTAATGCTAGCGATAGAAGGACCTGGAGGTGTTAAAGATGGTAAAGTTGGATCTGATTTAATTGTATCAGGATTGACTTTAGTAATTAACTTTAATAAGTCCTCAATATTATCCATGCCTTGAGCATTTAGGTTAACACTCATGCTTGGAGGTGTCGTTGGAGGAGTTTGCATTGCTGGAGCAGGCATGTTCATTGGCTCACCGCACTCTTCAACTGGCCTGTCTAATTCTTGCATTTTTGTTAGCAATTCATGAAAATTCATTTTTTATCCTTTGACTGGGTTAGGGTTATCAACTTTACTCATAGGTGAGCTTGCACCCGCCTTGTCTTGTTTAAATTTAGGTAATTTGTATTCGACCTGTGTGCCGTTTTCTTTCTTTCTAGTCTTTGATGTTTTTTCTAGATCTTTTAAAAATCCTTTATTAAAATCATCACCGAAATAATCTTTAACCTTAATCTTGTCGTTTGACAATACTGGTTCTTCTAAAACAGCTTTACCACTTGGCTCAGAGTCAACAAATACTATGTCTGCTTCGTGAGAATCACCGCCGTTTCTAATACGGAAATGGCTCTCCGGTACAAAGTACTTGACATGTTCTGCAATTTCTGGTGCAGTAATAGGATATTCACAAACAACTTCAAATGTATGAACTTCCACATTACTTAATTCTGGAAAATCAATGGGTGATGCTTGTATAGGAGTTTTTGATTTTTCTACAATAGTAGGATTTGTTGCTCCCAAGCATTCTTTGAAATTTTTCTCAAAATTTTCAGGCAGTTCGCCAGCTACCCTTACTTTAAAAGGGTACGATTTTTTGCTTTCAGCAAGGTATTCTCTAAAAGTCTTCATAACTATATTTATTCCTTTTGACCCAATTTCTTAAGAAGATCGTTGCGGTCTGTAATGATGTAGCCCTGGCCTTGTAACACATCGTTTGGATCTTCGTTATTATCTTTATCAATCTTATACTTCTTAAGTTGAAGATCAATTGCTTTTAATTTTTTATCAATTTTAGCAGTTTTAGCGTTAATAGCATTGCCCATCATGCTTGCTGCTACTTCAAAAATACGGCCGCTGTATCGTACTTCTACATTCATGCCCAAATCCATTAAATCGTCGTAGGCATCTTCTGCTTTCTTTGCTAGATTGTCAAGTTCTTTATCGTCTAATTCTTCTAACTCTTTGATAACAGGTAACCCTTTGGTTATTTCTGCTACTGCTTTATAGCTATCTTCAAGAGAATTAACTTGTTCGTGCGAAACAACAGGAGCAGATTCTTCTGTTTTTTTCTCTGGTTCGGCAGAGTCTAAATTAAAAAGTTCTTCAAGTTTTTTGGTCATATATTACTTATCTACGTTTTTTACCTTGATGAAAAATATCGCCTTCGTTTACAATACGAAATCTTACACCTTGCTGTTTACACCACTTACTAGCAGCTTCCCATTTGGCCATATTTTTTACATATTGTTCCTGGTTATAAAGACTTTTTCCAACACTTTCTAATTTAGTTTGACTTTCCGGTTTTACTTCTACAACTTCTGCATGTTTATTTCCGTTCTTATCAACATAGACAATAAAAAAATCTGGGACATACACGGTATATTTTCCTGTTAAAGGATCTCGATAAGGTATTTGTATACTTTCGCTAGCCCAATTTTGAACGCCCTGATGTTCATCAAGCATTCTCATAAAAATAAATTCCCAGCTACTACGAGCTAACGGTGTTTTTTTCCCAACGTATTTGTCGGGATTTTTCATCTCAAACCTTCCTGATGCAAATTTAGGCATTACGGTGATATATTTCTAAGAATTTCGGCTTTACTAATAGATAATGATCTATAGCCTAGTGTAGATGTTGATCGTCTATTATTATTCAATATTTCGCTTACGACAGCACTTAGCTCAACACCATCAAAAGTTTTTAATGTATCTAATAATTTAAAAACAGAAACTCCATCTATTTTAGCTTGGTTTAATAATGTGTATGCTGTGGCGGTGCCCGCTTGGCCAGAAAATCCTTTTGACTCAAAAAAACCAATTGCTGCTGATACTTCGTTTGCAGAAAATTCTAAAGGACTGATTCCATACTGATCAAAAAATAATTTAGTAGCTTCTGCGCTATCTTCGATTATAGGTGCTGGTAGATTAGTTGACATTATACTATGTTATCCCCGCCGGCCATTATTTTAGGGCTTGCTATTGTGGTATCTGTATTGTTTGAATTCTTTGGAAATGTTGCTCCAACAATACCGCCAACGGTATTGATTGCTCCACGAATTGTTGCAGGACTACTTAAAATATTAATTGCTTCTTGTTTAAGTCCGTCTTTACTTAAACCTTTGATATTTTTAACGGTATTTGCAGCAGCAATGGCAGTTCCTAAGAAGCCGCCGATACTACCAAATGCAGTACCATCACCTACAGCACCAAACACTGATTCAAGACCGTCTAGAACACCTCCAGGTCCTGTTAATGTTGCAACACCTCCACCGGCAACACTTAATGGACTTGGTGTGGTATCGTAGTGTAATGTAGCGAATCCCTTAGGACTTCCAATGGCTACTTGTCCTGAACTATATCTAACAGATTCATATTGAAAACTCATTGTGTTTTCTAATGCCTCACTGCTTGCCGAGTAATCAACATTACCGTGACTCCAGGATGTTATTTTTGGATTAATATATGTGTATCCGTTAAATCTTCTACGACTCATAGTATACACAGAAATACTTTTAATAAAATCTGGGCCTCTGTTATTGTCAAATCCGTATTGGAAGTTGTCTAATCCTGTCTCAGTCTGTCTATAGTTTGTTTTAGAAAATGCCTGATCAGGAAGATTTCGATCAGCAATATAATATCCCATATACAATGCCCATAGTGCATTGATAATTCCTGCGCTGTCATCGTAGAATGTTAGATTAACAGGATCGTAAGTATAGTTTTTGTAAATTATTTTTTTACGATTATATTGATTTTTAGTAACAGATTCGATTGTGTACTTAGGCAAGTCGGTAGATTTTACTAAGAATCCAATTTCGTCGGCATGTCTATTTGTAAATTGAGGTGCTTTAATTGCAGTCTTATCTAATTCAAATCGAACATAAAATAAGAACTTGGTTCTCGGAGCCAACCTCATTGTATCGTCTATATACAGACGAGTTGCGTGTTGCCAATTCCCCCAAACACCTTTTGGATTTGTTAGACCTTGACCGACACCTGTAAGGAAACGAGTAAATTTATTTGCCATACAAATATTTATGCCACAAAAAAACCCGGAATATTTCCGGGCTCTTTTGACTCAAATGAGTTATTATTGTGCGCCTGAACGTCCAGTAACAGCTTCGCCAATTGTACGACCAACAACTGCGCCAATACCACGATCTGTTCCGGAGCCGTTTGCTCCTGCAAACTGAATTGCGTTATCGAAACGAATTGTTAATGCCACGGTAGCATGTTCGTTAGTACCGTAGGCTAACTCGCCGTAGTCTGCATTTTGAACAAAGCAACCATACATTTCAAATTTTTCAAGAACGTTTGCTTCGCTAGCACCGTTACCGCCGTCAAGTACTTCAACGTTAGTTTGGAACTTGTAGTCGATACCAGAACGTGCAGATGCCTGTTCCATAAAGTCAAATTGTTTCTGAATTTGTTGACCAACAAGTTTTTGTACAAAACCAGATGCATCATCACGTAGTGTTAATGTAACGGTTTCGAATGAGTACTTACCTGCTAGGTATACTTTTGAGTTGTAAACATCTAGTGTCATTTCTTCAAAAGATACTTTAGGTCTTGTAACGTCTTGAACCTGCTTAGTTAATTCTACGCTAGATTCAACACCGAAACCAAGTAATGTTACTCTAAAGCGATACTTTAGTTTTGGCATTAGCAACGCTGTGTTGCTGTTTGCACCTGATGGTGGAATAGAAAATCTATTCAGTGATGATAGTGCCATTTTTAAATCTCTCCTGTGTTCTTAACACGCAATGGAATGTAAATGAACTCAACTGCTTTCACTGGTTCAATTGCGATATCAACATAAAGTTCGTTACGATCGATTCTTGATGGTGTGTTATTACTTTCATCACAAACCACCGCAAAGTCGTATAGTGCTCTTAAGCCTACTAATTCAAGCAATAAACTTTCTACTGCGCCTTTAATTTCGTCTCTAGTGATTTTATCATTAGGTTCAAAAATGTATGGACGAGCTAGTTTGTTTAATTGGCTTCTCAGGTATACAACTAAACGTGCTACGTTAATTCTATCTAGTGCAGAAGCATTCTTTGCTCTTGTTTTTTGACCAAATGCTACGTGTCCTACGCCAACAAAGAATGGAATTGGATTAATCTTTAGGTCATAAAGAACATCTCTCATACCTTCGTTTAGGAATACGGTTTGGAATTCTCCTGATACAGAATCAATGTAACCAACTGATGTTGCATTAGTAATACCGCCACGTCTTGTACCTGCTGGTGCAAACCATGGATAAGAAACTTGATCGCTTAGTGCAATTGTCTTAAGCATCATGTGTGTTGCAGGAACAACTGCATTAACACCACTTAAGTCTGTTGTAAATCCATTTGGATACCACATTGCAGAATATTCATCATAAGTTACAACACCTGCATCACCGTTGTCGGTTACTGCGTTTGCGTTTGTACCCCAATTAATAAGTTCTGTTGCGTTGCTCTTTAAGCGGAATGGAGTATCTGCAAGAACAAATGCTGTCATGCCACGATCAATGTTTAGGTTAACTAGGTTGCTGTACACTTCTGAATATCCAGGTGCAGCAATTAAGTTAAAGTTTCTGCGCTCTTCATCGCGGATTTCTGAACTTGTATCAATTACACTCTTAAGTGCTTGAACAACAACTTTACGTTGTGCCTTGCGACCAAATGTACCAGAACCGTCTTCGTTATTACCAGATGCTGTTGTCCAACGATCTGTTACGTATAGTTCCATGCTTACATTGCCCATGCGTCCGTTGTCTGCTGTGACA